TAACTGGTTTTCAAATCGCGGGCGGGGCTGGAACTGCTTATTCGGCTGCCATTGATAAGTGCGAAGGTTCGGTGATTTATAACGGCGTTATTTTGCAGAGTAACGCAGACAAGTGCATTGTTTCAGGCTGCTATTTTGAGGGGGGCGACGGCGGTGTCGGCGTCAACAATCTTGGCGATTATAACACTATACGAGATAATCTTTTCTTTGCTGGCTTTGCGACCGTTATCCAAGACCTAGGCACAAGCAACAAAGGAACGCTAATCGAAGGTAATCTTATCGGTATTGGCGATACGGTTAATGGCAAAGGCGTTGCCATAGCCAGCAGCGCGGCTTTTGGTGGGTTCAACAAAAACGTAGTGAATAACTCGATTGCGTATACCGCAGGGACGGCTGGCGTTAAGGGTATTCAACTTGCGGGCACGGAACCTCGCGTAAACATTTCAGGTAACTCATTTGACCCGAGGGGCGACTGGACTGGCGCAGGAACTGTTAAAATTGACGATCAAAGCACTGATGGCGGCCCGTCAGGGGTAATTACGCAGCAAAATGGTGCTTATGAAATCCCTGTTTTGGCTCGTGGTGCGCTGTCTCTATTTTTGCCTGCGGCAGCGTTGACTCAAGCGGACGTATCGTCAAACATATTGACCATCCCCAACGGCAGCTATTTTCCTGTTACGGCCGCATCCCCGGTGACCGTCAATCGTTTTAACGCCGGTAATTTAACAGGTCGAATTATCGTTATGCGGACAACGAACGCGAACATGACGTTTGCCGACACAGCGTATAACCAGTTGGCAGGTGGCGTGTCCTTCACTGGGCCGGGCACCATCACCTTCTTTGTAGAAAAAATCGGTTCCGACGACTACGCGTATGAACTTTGCCGAACTGTTTTTTAACCGAGATTGCCAGCGTACAAATGTGCATCATAAATTAGTCCAGTTCTTTCATTGGAATAATTGTATGCTATTAGTGCCGAATTGGTAGTAAGTGCCTGGGGGTTTCTGTGGCGGATTTGAATGTTTTTTCCGTTAAGCTGGATATGCTTCACAGTGATGTGGTGGACATGAAAACGGCCCTGGGCGAACTATCGAAGGCGATCACTAAGCTTGCGCTTGTTGAAGAGCGTCAGGCCCAGACTGCTGATGCGCTTGAGCGTGCGTTTAAGGCTATCGGAAAGATCGAGGATCGGCTGTCTACGTTAGAGCAGGCTGCCCCTAAATCCAAGGAAACCAGCGCCTGGGTTGATCGCTTCGTATTGGGCGCTGTTGTCCTGATTACCGGGTTCATTGGGACTAAGTTGGGTTTGCTATGAGTATTGTTCTGGGACAGCGTTCGCTTTCTAGGCTGGAAGGTGTGCATCCAGATTTGGTGCGTGTGGTCAAGAAGGCCGCAGCGATTTCCTCTTTGGACTTTACCGTTCTGGAAGGACTACGAACCCAAGAGCGTCAGAAGCAATTGCTTGGACTTGGCGCTACCAAAACTATGAACTCACGCCATCTAACCGGACACGCGGTTGATTTGGCCCCTATGGTTGGCGGCACAGTACGTTGGGATTGGCCGCTGTACCATCAGCTTGCTGTTATCGTAAAGGAAGCAGCTAAGGCTGAAAACGTCCCGATCCAATGGGGTGGGGACTGGCGCACCTTCAAGGATGGCCCGCATTGGGAACTGCCTTGGAAGGTATATCCGAAAGGAAAATGATATGAACAAAGAGCAACTCTTCGGAATCATCCGCACCGTGGCCGCTTTTGGCTTTGGCTATCTCTCGGCCAAGGGCACGATCGATGGTGCAACGGCTGAGGCTCTGGCTGGCGCTGTGGCGACCATTGGCGTTGCCGTGTGGTCGGTGGTCAGTAAGAAGAAGCTGGAAGCGTGATCAAGTTCCTGACGGCCTTGCTAGGCATGATCGAGAAGGTGTTTGCCTATCTCGATCAACGCCATTGGAAGCAGCAGGGCCGTCAGGAAGCCGTCAAGGAGATGAACGATGCCATCAATCGCCAGATCGAACTTGGTGAGGCTGCTGTCAGCGTTCCTGATCCTGAGCGTGACGAGCGGCTGCGCAACCGCTTTGACCGGAGTCGAGGCTATCCCGAAGAATAGCTATTGCTCCATTGCCAAGCCTATCAGCTACGATAGCGCCAAGGATACACCGGAAACGGTGAAGCAGATCGAGCAGCATAATAGCAAGTATGTCTGCGCCTGCGAGAACGACTGTCCTAAGCCTTAATCCCCGACACGCTGGAATCTCCATTGTAGCGTCCTTTAGAGGCATAGGAGGCTTCGGTTGGCACTGGCTCATGCTTGAAGAACACCATCTGTCCTATGGGGTCTCCTGGGCGAATCCTGATGGCATGATGCTTGGTCATGTTCTTGAGTTCGAGCGTTAGCACCGATCCGTTCCAGCCAGCATCACACCAGCCAGCATTCATATGCTCTAGGCCAATGCGCGCCATGCTGGATTTAAGCTTGTATTCTGCGCTTATGTTGTCTGGCAGATTAAATACCTCAACGGACTGAGCAAGGATAAATTCACCGGGACGCAGCAGCCAGCCTTTTTCGTCCATGATATGCTCTCGGAAGCTGAGAGACTTTCGCGCTCGGTAATCAACTTCCCAATCGTGTGCTTTCCAAGGGATGTCCTCCCAAAGGATCTTATCGCCAAGGTGGATGTCAATTGATGCTGCGTTGATTGCCTTATGATAGACTGGACTGATTACCTGATCCTTGACGATCTGCACCAGTTCATTGTGGCTGATTAGCATTGATCTCTCCGGTTGAATCTAGGCCAAGGAGGAAGTTAACGGATTCCCCTAGTGTCTCGGCCATGACAAGAATAAACATTAGGCTTGGGTTAGGCCGCTGGCCCTTTATCACGCGCCGTATGTATGTTTCGCTGAAGCCTGATTTTTTGGCTATCGCTGAGAATGACATATATTTGCGCTTGCGTTCTAATGCCTGAGCCAGCCTGCTGGCAAAAATCTGCGGAATCATTCGCCTTCATCCATATGCAACGAGACTTTGAATTTTTTGCCATGCCAGGTAAACCAGAATACGCCGATATGATCCGGGATAAACAGGCGCAGCTTATCAGCGTCATCTAGTATCCGCTTGCCTAGATCGCTGATTAGCTCATCTCGATCTTTCAATTCCATCACCCTTCCCCCACGATCTTGGCCAGGTCGAGGGCGCGAATTGCTTCGCGCAAGGTTCGCCGGGTCCACTGACCAACAGTTTCGCATTCGCCCGACGGCGTCTTACTTGGCGCAACGGTTGCCGCCGCCTCAAGCGCCAACCGCGCGCCTTCCAGCTTGCCGCGTTGGTATGCTGCGATGCGGTGGCGGGCAACATGACGAGCAAGCGCAGCCTTTTCGTGCGTGGACAGCCATGCGTGGTCAACAATGTCCCGATCTTCCTGCGTCACTTCAACCATCATGCGTCCTTTCCAAAGCGCTGCTCAATCTGCCGCGCGTAGTAACCGGGGTAGTTGTCGCTGGTCCTGCCGTGCTGCTGGACGCGCAACCACTCCACCACATCGGCAATCGCCTGCTGGTAGCGCTTGTCGCCGTAGTCGCGGATTGTTGGAAGCATCCGTGCGGCGATGCATCGACGTTCCTCAATGCAGGTTTCACTCGCACGGACATCTATTTCAACGTCATAGGCAAGGCCATGCTCAATGGCCCGCGCCAGTTCGTTAATCAGTTCGTCACTCATCTGCGATCCTTTCGAGTTCGGCGCTGACGGCTAAGATTGGAAAGCCTGTATCCGAGTCAATAAGGTGCGGCGGACAGTAATCTTCATTCATACAATGTGGACGTGATGTTTCGCTGCCCCACCTGCTGCCTGTCCAGCAGGTATTTTTAATTGGAAATCCGTTACGGCAAATCATGCGCCGATCAATGTATGCGCTACATGGCCCCCGCGCGATTGTCGCTGCGTCAGTCATGGCTTGGCTCCGGGCGGTAGGCGATGCGAATAATTGTAGCCAGTGATCGCACGATTTCGGCGCGGATATCTTCGTCGATATTGGCGAAGCCGTGTTTGATCCCGCCGCGATCATTCAAATCTGCCAGAACGCCACGGGCTGCATGGTGAGCCCAATCAAGCGGAGTGGGTGGATTTTCCCCATCACCATCCCACCACTTATCCGGCGCGTCATACGGGTATTTGCTACCACGTTTCAGCGTATGTTCTGCGATCTGCTCAGGCGTCAGCATGGCTTGGCTCCTCGAGTGCGAGTGAGATGCTTTGGCAAACAATCCAACGCCTCTCGCAGCGCCTTCTCCCGCTCCTCCGCAGCGCGCAGGGCTTCGGTCAGGCGGGTGATTTCGGCGTCACTGGCGCGGGTGTTCCATGCGGCGATGGCTTCGGCTCTCCATGCCGCATCATCACTCAAATCATATCCGGTGCGAACCTCTAGGCATGAAGGCTCATAATGCGCCCACTTGTCGCCTTGGTTTATGGCGAGCGTGGCGCATTGCTCACTGCAAAACGGGCACGGCTTCAATTCACTCTGCATCACTGCCTCCTGCGGGCGGGGTGTGGGCTGCATCGCTGCTCGTTTTATTTGGCCGCGAGCGTCTTCAGATTTCTGCTTGTCTCTCTCAACGAGTTCGCGCCACGATAATGGTCCGTGCGTCATGCGTTGGTGTCCTTATCTTGCGCGCGGAGAGCGGCTTTGGCTTGGTCAACGTAATGGACCCATTCAGTGTTGACGCGCTGCTCCACAACGCCGTCAGCGTCCCCCATGCGCACTTCGGGGTCTGCGCGACACATCGCCCGCGCTACCTTCTCGATCTGGTTCGTGTCGGTTCCTTCGGTCGGTGACGCGCTCATTCCCCCGCCTCCCCGATCTTGCGCCACTCGTAGCCACGGGCTTGCATGGCGGCGCGGAGTGCGTCTGCACCATCGACGCAACCGGCGAAGCCCACCGGCAAACTAGCGAAAGCCTCCACCAGCGGGTCGGGGTCGGGCGCGGGGAGGATGAAGGGGGCGAGGCGTGATCTCATTGGGCCAGTCTTGGCAAATCCCCGCGCTTCGAGATCGCCATCCACAAGCAGTGCAGCCTCACTAAACCGCTCCGCCTGTTCCCGCAGTTCTGCGGCGTGGCGGGCTTCGGTGGCTGCTTCGCGTTCGATGGCGCGGCAGAGGGCTTCAGTCGTCGTCACAGCGCGGGCAATTACCTCAAACGGCGGATGATCTCGCTCGGCGGCGATTTCATTCACCAGCGCCAGCGCTTTTGCTTCGGTGTCGGTCATTGGGGTTCTCCTTGGCGCGGGCGAGGGCGGCGTTTCCATTATGCTTGCTCCTCATCAATTTTGCCCATTGGCTGTTCAGCCACCTGTCGCACAATGTCGAGCGCCCACGCCACGCGTTTGTCGTGCGGGTGCCAGCCTGCCCATTCAGGATCGCGGTTGGCGCGCTCAAGAATGCACAGCGCGCGGATTGCCAGCTCCATCTCTTTCATTTGAACACCCTCCGCGCATCCGGCAGCAGATCCTTGGTCTGGCAGGTCTTGCGTAAACAACCACGCACACCAGCAACGCTAATCTCTGCATTGCAATGCTCACACCAGATTGGCGGATACTTGATCTTTTTCTTAGACATCAAGAAACTCTTCCATGTGCGTGATCTTTACGATCTGCATTTTAATCCCAATGCGCTTCTCAGCTTTAAGCCGCTCTTCCTTGGCGCGTGCTAGAGTGTCGTAAGCAAATACTCTGGCGTTGCGGTTAGTACGGACTTCATAGGTAACGTGCATCTTAGCCCTCCTACTCGCGTGACATGTCGTAGCGATAATCACCATAGGATGCCTGCTCATCCTCGTAGTCATCATCTACGCGATCAAAGCATTCCTGAATGAATGCTTTGTCCTGTTCTGCGGTGGTTTCAATCTCATTGCCATCAAGCGTAACGCTAATCAGCTCGACATCAACGTCACCAAAGCACTTAGTTGCGCGGTATTCGACCAGAACATCTACGTCCTCGTCGTTGATTGTGATGGTCGTATAAAAGCTGCTAAACATTGCTTTCTCCTATTGGCGGGCCATCGGCCCTGATGCGGCTAGGTATAAACAGCCCAGCCGCATTGTAAAGCACTTTTTTCAGTCTGACGCCATTTTTCGGATTTTCCCTTTGTATCTTGGGCTATTAACACCAAGCCGATTGCGGCAATAAGCAACAAACCCTGGCATATTAAGGTTTTCCTTTTGGGTTCCCCATTTAAGGTTTTCTGGACGATTATCAGTTGCATCCTCATTAAGGTGTATCACAACAGCATTGGGGAATGGGGCTAAGCCATAAAATGCCTCACATACCGCGCGATGCACTTTAATATTTCCGAAAAATTTATTGTAAGCCCCCATGTAGCAATGACGGGCAGTTTTGCTGGCTTTAATTTTACAGCCGTAAACAGGCTTTGTTTTATATTCTCTTATCCCACCATTCGGCATCCTAGCCTTTCTAGGTGGAAACCATATGCGACCAAAATTGCTGGCTTTTAGGCCAGGGTAACTAGGAACGTCTTTCCATACTTCTTGCATCATCACCTCCATTAGAAATGACGGTATATCAAATCTAATGGAGGTGTAAAGGCTACCAAGCGGCTTTCGCCTGTCGTGGCTTGGCAGCCTCAGTCAAAAGGGATTGAATCGTCCAGATCATCCTGTTGTGGCGCAAACTCTCGGCGCAGTTCCTGATTGTTCGGATCAACTGGCTTGCGATCCCCAGGCGTTCCCAGCACCGTCACGTTATCGGCGCGGCACTGAAGATAGGTTTTGCCGTTGTGTTCGCGCGTGGACATTTCCCCAGTGACAGCAACCTTGCTGCCCTTGCGAAGTAGATTGGCTAGTCCGCGAGAACCTTCGCCCCAGCGTGTAACATCAATCCATTGCGTTGTGCGCTTTTCGCCATAACCCACGTTGACGGCCACGCTAAACGAGCAGCGGCCCTTTCCGCTCTGGCTTTCCTTATATTCGGCATCGCGTCCAAGCGTGCCTGCGAGAGAAAGGTTCAGCATCTTATTACTCCATCCCTAGTGCGTTCATGTAGGCTTCAAGCACGGCTTCCATTTCCTGGCGTTCATCAGCGCGCATTTTACGCAGCTTGATCACCTGACGCAGGATCTTCTTATCGTAGCCAGTCGATGCTGCCTCCGAATAGACATCCTTGATGTCCTCGCTGATAGCCTTCTTTTCCTCTTCAAGCCGCTCAATCCGCTCGATCAGCAGGCGCAGGCGATCATCGGTTGTCTCAGTCATTTTTCTTCTCCTGTAATTTGGCACTAACTTCTTTGCCAAGTTTGGTGAGTGTTCCTATTGCTCCAGGCTCCCGCAGTCCCTTGTTAACGAGTGCGCGATCTAACTGGGTGCTACCTTCATAGTTTTGATAGAATCCGTATTTCAGGAACCAGCGCTGCGGCTTGGTCAGGTTTTTGATGATGTAATCAATCTGCATAAACCTCGCTCCATTTTACGCTGTGCTGTGCGCCATAGGAATAGATCAGCTCGATCAAATCACTCATCTGAGCCTTGGTTAGCCTGGATGAGCTAAACCCAGTTGGAAACGGTCTGCCATCCAATCCCATCTCAAAGGCTGTTTCGTGGCCTAGCGCGTTCATGAACAGGCACTTCCAGACCTCTGGCGTATGCCTTCTTCCTTCAGGCTTGGCGCGGCTAACATCTGATAGCATAGCCCACATCTTCGCATTGGCTTCCAAACTGCGAGTTGCTGGACTAATTTTTACAACAGCATCTACAGGGGCTTTATCAATCAAGCCTTTAGCAAATGCTCTTTGCATTTCCCCTCGAAGGATTACAGTTTGGCTCACTGGCCTTCCTCTATTTTATTCTTGCAATTATTCCCATGTCGCCAATTTGGATTAGCGCTTCCATAACGTTTGGATGATCGCTTTTTGCGAACCATATCAGCCATATTATCGCTATTGTTTCCAAGAAACAGATGTTGTGGATTAACGCATGATGGATTGTCACATCTATGCAAAACCATAACACCTAAAATATCTGCACCGTAATGCATGGTGAATGATAATCTATGAGCTAGAACCTCTCCTCCAGCTGAAGAAAATCTACCATATCCTTTTTTATCTTTATATCCTGTCCACTCAATGCACCCGTTTTCTAATATATTTGTTTTTTCTACAAAAGTTTTCCAAATTGGCTTAACTGACCTATTTCCAAGATAGCAAGCGCGATTGCAGAATTGACGTGAATTCCAATCTCTTTCGCCTTCGCCCTTTTTACGATTAAGGATGTCTCCACATTTAATGCAGCGCCGCTCATTTTTCATTGCGAACATTCCTTATTTCTGCAGCTTTAGGACTTGCTTTGCAAAAAGCATCAATCAGAGCCTCTACATCACGTCCTTTCCAAAATGTGCGCTCTCCGATTTCATGCTGTCTCCTATGGCAATCGCAACATAGACTTACCGTTCTATAATCATCTGGGCGCTGACCCATGCCAGCACCGCTTCCCATACGCACATGAGCAACCTGAATGTTCACCTCGCTATCGCAGTTGCAGCAAGCATGGCTGCGAACAAAGTTGCAATGCGCTGGTGACTTCCACCTGGATGCACGCTTGGCTTTCTTAGGAATCCGCCGAGGTAACATTTTTCCAGTACCTTTCCCTGCGTTCTTGCGTAAATTGAGCCAGTCGGCGCTTCCGATAATCAGGATCAGGCCGCATCATCTTCTGGAGCCGCCTCACCGCGAGCCATTGCTTGAAGTGCTTCAACATCGCTTTTCACTCCTTCCAGAAATTCAATTACACCAGCTTCAAGTTCTGCGATCTTTGCGTTGTCTCGCTCAACCCGCTTCACGAAAAGCTGCAGGCCATTGCCAAGCCGGGGATCATAGCTAACGAAGTCGCACCACTGCCGGCCAGTGCAGACCATCTGCCATTGCATCTGATAGATGTATTTCGTCGAGATCTTGCCGGTCTTCAGCGTCTCAATATGCGTGGAGCTATTAGGACACTTAATCTCGACTAGCCCAGCATTGCCGACAAGGCCGTCAGGGCTTGCGTGAGAGCCTTCGATAGATGGATGCCTAATTAGGCCAACCTGAGTGACGAATTCGCCTGTATGGGCTTCGTAGGCCATTCTAGCAGCATCCTCGTTATCAATCCCGTGCTGCATAGGACCGGACTTGTAGCCATCCTCTTGAACACCAGTGAGCCTTTCAACCACTAGCTTAGCGCGAAGGTTGGTGCTGGTTGCCCCCGGTGTCTTACCATCCTTTAGTTTGGAGAGGGCATCAGCGATTGCCGATGCCCCCAGACTTCCGCAGCGGGCCGCGTACCATTCGTCAGTGCGCTGTTCGATATTCTCGGTCATGCCTTCACCTTCTTTTCAAGCACAGCCACCGCAGCGGCATATTTCTCAGGGGTGAGTTCCGTCAGAGCCTGAACCTTGTAATGGCCGCAAAGGGCAATCGTATCGGTTCCTGTGTCGTCTATCAGGCGCTGGAGCAGTGCGATCTGATCGCTACTAACCTTAGAAGGCTTCTTGGCTGATCCACCTGCAACTGCGGCATTGCCATCATCGTCTTCGGTCGGAACCGCAAAGGCAGTGACAAGCGCATATCGGCGCGCATAAGTCAGAGCCGATCCGTAAGCCTGAGCATCGTTCTTGTTGGACGGGACAAACAGAACTCCCATGCTCCACTTGGCTCCGCTGGCGTGATGAAGGATCGTCTCAATTGAGACCCCCCCGTCAGAAGGGCGCGGGCATTGGGTGAAGAACAGACCATGCTTAACAAGGTGAGGCTTAATCGCGTCGATAACACTAGTCAGGTCTGCGTACTTGCTCTTGAAGTGCGGATTGCTGGCCGACTTAGTGGCAGCTTCAATCTCGGCAAATGCTTTAGCGTAAGCTGATGCGAGAGTGGTTTCTTCGCTCATTGTATTCTCCTTATGCGAAACGTGGAAATAGCTTGTTGAGATTGATAACCGACTTCCAATCCCGCTCTGCGAGAATGTTGCCGATCTTCTCAGCCAGCAATTCGTGATAGTTTGAATGCGCGTAACCAGCGTGAATGATCGCCTCCGCTGCATCGCAGGCTGGGCAGGAATCAAACATATCGGTCAATTCAAACGCGCAGATAGTGCAATGATCGTGTGCCATATGGCCCTCCGTTGTTGTGCTGCTCACTTTAATCAGGGCTAGACATATGTAAAGCTCTTTTGTATGAGGGGCCAACATTTTTTTAGGAGAACGTATGACTAGATCTGAAAAAGCCGTAGGAAAGCTGTGTGGCCGCGCTGCGGAGTACCGCATCAAAATGACTGAACTATCTGACGTTTCCGGGGTAACTAGGGTTACCCTTTCCAACTGGCGAGCTGGTCGAACCGTTCCCATGCTGGAGCAGTTCCTGGCGGTTGAGGAAGCGTTGGAAACCATCATCGCGGACAAGGTTAGTGTCAGCTAAAGCTAGGCGCTTTGGCCGCAACAAATATGGTGCGAAGAAAACCTTCTGCACGCATGGTCACAAGCATGACAGTAAGCGCGAGGCGCAGACCTGCGACCAGCTACACCTGAGGCTTTATGCTGGCGAGATAACAAATCTTGTCCAGCAGCCTCAGTTCTGGTTCGTGATCGATGGCAAGCAATTGAAGCACCGCAATGGTAGGCGTGTCGGCTATCAGGGGGACTTTTCATTTATTGAGAACGGACGCAAGGTGGTGGTCGATGCGAAGGGGTTTGCCGCGAGAGATTGGCCGCTTCGCCGTGCAATCTTTGAAGCACTGTTTCCAGACTGGGAGCTAAAGGAAGTTTGAAATGGGCAGACCACGCACAAGAACCGGAATTGATTTGCTGGAATACCGAGTGAAGATCCTTCCAATCCAGCTAGAGCGCGCCAGGAAGCGCGTTGAGCATCTAGAGGCAGAAGCACTACGGTTAGGTCTAAAGGATCTGATAAATGACAAGACCAAAAGCAGCTCCAGCAAGATGGCCGTATCTTGAGCATCGTACGATGGCCGAGGTACTGAAGCGCGAAGCTCACTGTAAAATGATGACCGATCGGATGCGTCAAAAGAGGCTTTTAATGCGGTCGGAGTTAGGGTAAAAAAAAGACCGGGGAGCGCGGTAGGCAAGTGCGCTCAACCCGGTCGAATTGCCATAGGCTAAAAGGGAGCCGTTGACGTGAAACGTAATACACGCTTGAATTCCGTAAAGCAAGGCTTTGCGTCATGAGCATCAAACTCATGACAGCCGTCTGGGCGCGAGAGGATCTGACTTCAACACAGAAGTTAGTTCTGCTGGCTTTAGCTGATTGGTCAAATGATGAAGGGCTATCATGGCCATCCATTGACCAGCTTATGAAAAAATCATCCCTTAAAAAACGAGCGGTCCAGATTACCATTAGATCTTTAGAGGAATCTGGGTTTGTGAGGCGTGAAGAAGTTACCGGAAAAGGTAATAGATACTGGATTATACTACCGGTGCACCAAATGCACCCCTGCACCACATTCACCCCTCCAGTGCATCAAATGCACCCCACCCCTGCATCAAATGCACCCAATACATCAGAGATACATCAATTAACCACCAAGGATATTAAGAGGGAACTTCCTGGTTGGATGCCAGAAGATGCTTGGGATGGTTGGCTTGAGATGCGAAAGGCCAAACGCAAGCCAATGACAACTAGAGCATGGAATCGAGCAATCGCTCGTTTGGAAGCCATGCTGGTATGCGGACAGGACATAGCTGAGGTTCTGGATCGTAGCACAATGAACGGATGGACTGACCTTTACGAAATTAGGGAACAGAACAATGGTAAAGCAATTAGGGGAGCTTCTCCCGACCGCCGCAGCAGCCTTGCAAGAGCAATCGACGAAGGACTCGACTTCCTTGGCTGACGAGATCGCGCGCAAAAAACATTTCCTGCAAATCTTTCGCCGCTGGGAAGCTCTGTTCAAGCGTGCTGACAAGGGGGACATTCAGGCGGAAAAGTGGCTAATCGCTGATTACTTCAAGTCGCTTGGGCATTTGTCCGAGGTTGGCTTGGAAGCCTTGACCGATGAGCTGAAAAAGCGTTGTATCTTTTTCCCGACGATCAAGGAATGCCTAGAGATCACTAACCCTAGACGATATGACTATGGGAATCCGTTTTACCGCCTGCGGCATTTGCAAGGCGGTGATCCAAAGATGATCGCAGCACCTGAAAAGCAGAATACTAGGATGCTTGCTCATATCCAAGAGCAGCGCCAGATCGCATTTGAGGAGTCGGATGCCAGCGAATAATGGGCGCAAACCACCACACGAGCTGGTTGATATTAAGCTACGCAATGGCTTGGTTGTTCGAAACGTCGAGCCAGACAAGTGGAGGTGGAAACCATGGCCTGATGGGGAAAGCGCAGGGGATATTGTGATCTGGCAGCCAGCAGGATTATTGAGGCGCTGGGATGGAAAAAAATAGCGAAAGTGTAAAAAGGGGCTTTACACCACTGCAAAGCGGATTTAAGGATAGTGCATCAACAGGGCGAATCGCCCGCCAACAGGATAAAGCAGATGACTGAGATCCGCGCAAACTACTACCGAGTCAAGGGCCGCAGCGAAATGGACCTTCATTACATCGGTCAGAACGGAAAGCCGTTTAAGGTTGAAACGCTTTATCCAGCCAGTAAAAAAGAGGCTCGCCGCATTGCTTATGAACTAGGTGCGATTGAGTGGAACTTTTAACGGGGCTTCGGCCCCATCCTTTTGGAGAATAAACATGACCATTAAAGAACTCTGGAACACCATGCCACGCAGCGAAAAGATAGGTGGATTTGTCTTTGCGATTGGCTTCCCCATCCTTCTGACAGCCTTTGCGGTGATCCTGCCATGAAAAAGCATCTGATGATTATCGGCGCACTGCTCGCCGCAACCCCAGCCGAAGCACGAGTCGTAACTGACGATGGAAACGAGCTTCTAGAAGTCTGCACAAGGGACGATTACTTCAGTCAGGGCTATTGCCTTGGGTACATTCGTGCGCTCTCAGATGGCGTGGATATGGTTCTATACACTGGCAACCAAAAGATTTGCTATGGCGACAACGTAACCATCGGCCAGATCCGTGACGTTGTGATTGATTACGTTAAGCGCAATCCCGCCAAGCGCAATAAGAACGCGATGGTTCTGGTATCGTGGGCATTGGCAGAAGCATGGCCGTGTCAATGAGAATTCGCAGCGGTAAAGACCTAAAGCGCGCACGTAAAATTCTCGGCTGGACGGTAAACGATCTAGCCGATTCTCTTCGCCTATCTCCAGGAACAGGCAATCGTTCCATTCGCCGCATGGAATCTGGTGACTCTCATGTCACTGGCCCTATCGCAGTGGCAACAGAAGCATTTTTAGCAGGATTTATCCCCGAAGATGATGAGGAATACGATGATTGACGATCAAAGCGAACCAGGATCGTGGAAGGATGCTCTGCAATGGCGCGAGAAGATCGGATCGCACAAGATGTATTTGCATCCAGATAATGAACACGCAAACTTTAAGCAGGTTGGCGGAGATCATTATACCAGCAAGGCAATCCAACCTTGGGACGCAATGCAATCCTGGATGCCTGATTTTCAATTCATAGGCTTTCTGCGCGGAAACGCCATCAAGTATCTCGCCCGCGCTGGCGCAAAGGGATTAGCCCTAGAGGATTACAAGAAGGCCCAGCACTATCTGGATAAACTGATTGAAGTGATAGAGGGAAATGAAAATGATTGATATTATCCTACAGGCAATCATGATCATTGGCGCATTCACTGCAGGCTATGGCATCTGCCAGCTACGTCATCCCGCAATTAAGCGCGATAAGCGCGGGCGGTTTACGAAGCGTAAGAGCTGACACTTGAGGCTTCCATTAAAGTCGGCTATAAAAACGCCACCAGACCTTAATGGAAGCTGAGATGACACCGAAGATTGAAACGCGCCTAGTCGCAGACCTCATTCCCTACGCCTCTAACAGCCGCACGCACTCCGATGCGCAGGTGGCTCAGATCGCAGCCAGCATCAAAGAATTTGGCTGGACCAATCCAATCCTCATCGATGGCGATAACACCATCATCGCAGGGCATGGTCGTTTACTGGCTGCACGCAAGCTGGGCATGGAGGAAGTTCCTGCCATCATCCTCGATCATCTCTCCAAAGCCCAACAGCGCGCACTGGTGATTGCTGATAACCAACTGGCGCTCAATGCTGGCTGGGACATCGATATGCTGAAAGCGGAGATAGAGGATCTGAAGCTAGAAGATTTCGATCTTGGCTTGCTTGGGTTTGATGATAAATTTCTGGATGATATTTTTAATGATGAGTTGCCAGAACAAAAAGAAGCAGATGAACAATCTGTCGATGCTGTTTTTGAAGTTGCCGTCACTTGCAAAAATGAAGAAGAACAAGAACGCGTGTTTGAAATGCTGACAACGGAGGGATTCCAATGCCGCATTTTGACCATGTAGTTAAAACAAAATACGAACCGTCATTTCGCACCGCAAAAGTGGTGGGTATGTTTGATGTTCCGGTTGAAGATACATTAACCAAAAAATGGTCGGTCAATATGCCCATTGAAGGCATGGACTGGAATGTGGGCTTGATTGTTGGGGCTTCTGGTTCTGGTAAAACAACAATCGCAAAGCGAGCCTTTGAGGACAGTTTCTTTTTCACTGGTCATGAATGGGGAAGCACAAGTTTCCTGAATGATTTTGATAAGAACTTAGACATTAAGCAGATCACTGATAGTTTGAGCCATGTAGGGTTTGCATCACCGCCTGCATGGCTTTTGCCATATCATTGTTTGTCAAATGGTCAGAAGTTTCGAGCTGATCTTGCCCGTGCCATTTTGGAAACCAATGACACATTGGTCTTTGACGAATTTACTTCGCTTGTGGATCGCACAGTCGCCAAAATAGGCAGTTATGCGGTGCAGAAATTTGTTCGGAAAATGAAGCGGCAATTCGTCGCGGTCACTTGTCACTATGACGTTGCGGAATGGCTTGAACCTGACTGGATATATGACGTTTCGACAATGGCCTTTGACCGGAGGCGTCTTCAACGACCATCAATCGAAGTCCAGATACAGCGCGTCCATCATTCCATCTGGGGGATATTCAAAGGCCATCATTATTTGAGCGCAGACTTAAACAAGGCCGCAAAAATATATCTCGCCACCATTGAAGGTGAGCCAGCGGCAATGACTGCAATTTTGCCGTTTCCGCATCCGCGCGTTAAAAATGTATGGAAGGAACATCGCACCGTTGTCTTGCCGGATTATCAAGGCTTCGGGCTTGGTAATCGATTAAGCGAACACGTTGGCGACTTACTGCTGCGTGAAGGCAAAAGATATACAAGCGTGACCTCGCATCCGGCCATGATCCATTATCGCGCAAAATCAAAAAAATGGATTATGAAGCGCGGGCCAAGCAGAGTATCACCTCCTGGCAAAACAAGTAAAACGCAACAGCGCGAAAGTATGTCTGTAAATCGCTTAACTGCATCTTTTGAATATATGGGGAATCAAAGTGCCTCACGTTAAGCTAACCGCAAAGCAGGAAGCGTTCTGCCAAGGCATTGCTGATGGTCTGGGTCAGGCTGATGCGTATCGCGCAGCTTATGATGCTGAGGACATGAAAGAGAACAGCGTTTACGTCCAAGCGTCAAAGTTGATGAAAAACCCTAAGATCAGCCAAAGAATTGCTGAGTTGAAATCACAGGTCCAAGAAAAGCAGCTCTGGTCCCGTGAGATGTCCGTCAAGGCTTTGGTGCAGGCTTACCGCGAAGGCTCTGGCTCGGTGAAGGTTGCGGCAGTCAAAGAACTCAACGCGATGCACGGATACAACGAGCCTGCTAAACTAAGCATCAATGGGAACTTGGTTCATAAAGTCGTCCGTCAGGTGATTGATGACGCAAACGCTGACGATTAAGACACCGCGCTGGTTTAAGCCGTTCCTCAAGCCCAGCCGCTATAAGGGCGCGCATGGTGGGCGTGGCTCTGGCAAGTCACACGCCTTTGCCGAGGCGGTCATCGAGGCGCACGTGATGGACCCGAAGCGCCGCACGGTCTGCGTGCGCGAGATCCAGAAGTCCTTGGCGCAGTCGGTTAAGCGCCTCCTCGAACTAAAGATCGAGCAGCTGGGCGTGCAGTCCTATTTCGAGATCCAAGAGAGCCAGATCAAATCACGGCATGGCGATGGGCTGATCATCTTCCAAGGGATGCAGAACCACACCAGCGACTCCATCAAGTCGCTTGAAGGCTATGACTGCGCTTGGGTGGAAGAAGCGCAAAGCCTCTCCCAGCGCAGCCTCGACTTGCTCCGACCAACTATCCGCAAGCCAGACTCGGAACTGTGGTTCACCTGGAACCCTAATCAGGCCAGCGATCCCGTTGATGTGCTGCTGCGTGGTGATAGGCCACCGCCTGATGCGATTGTGCGCGAGGTCAATTATCAAGACAATCCTTGGTTTCCTGACGTTCTCAAGGCGGAGATGGAATATGACCGAGCGCGAGATCCTGACAAATACAAGCACGTTTGGCTGGGTGGATACGTTTCGAATTCTGAGGCGCGCGTATTTCGCAACTGGCGCATCGAGGAATTCGAGGCTCCTGCAGATGCGACCCATCGCTTTGGCGCGGACTGGGGTTTTGCTTCTGATCCTACCGTGCTTATTCGCTGTCACATTGTTGGCCGCACTCTTTTCGTGGATCATGAAGCCTATCGTGTCGGCTGTGAGATCGTTGATACGCCAAACTTATTCCTGACCGTTCCAGAGGCTGAGAAGTGGCCGATCGTGGCTGATAGCGCCAGGCCAGAGACGATCAGCCATATGCAGCGCAACGGCTTTCCTAAGATCATGCCAGCCGTAAAGGGTCCGAAGTCAGTCGAAGAAGGAATTGAATGGCTCAAGTCGCATGACATTGTGGTGCATCCACGCTGCACGCATACGATCGATGAACTTACCTGCTACAGCTACAAGACCGATCCCTTGACAGGGCAAATCTTGCCAGTTCTTGCAGATCGTGATAACCATATCATTGACGCACTTCGCTATGCTTGCGAGGCCAGCCGACGCGCAGCACCTAGAAAGGCTGTCGAGGTAAAGCCTCTGGCAACGATGAACAGGTGGTAAATGGCTCGACTGACTAGGGAACAACGACTCGCAGGCGTTCATTCGCAAGCAATGCGCGAGTTCGATATTGTGCAGTCAGCCATGCGAGATGTTCGCCTGCAGTGCCTTCAAGATCGCCGCTTCTACTCTATCGCTGGCGCGCAATGGGAAGGCCCGCTTGGCGACCAGTTCGAGAACAAGCCACGCTTCGAGGTCAATAAGATCCACCTCAGCGTTATCCGCATCATCAACGAATACCGCAACAACCGCATTACTGTTGATTTCGTCTCCAAGGACGGCAGCAACAACGACAAGCTGGCTGAAACCTGCGATGGTCTTTACCGCGCTGACGAGCGTGATAGCGGCGCTGAAGAAGCCTATGACAATGCTTTTGAGGAAGCGGTAGGCGGTGGATTTGGTGCATGGCGTGTCCGTAACGTCTATGAAGATGACGAGGACGATGAGAACGAGCGTCAGCGCATTCGCTTTGAGCCGATCTATGACGCAGACTCGTCGGTGTTCTTTGACCTAGACGCAAAGCGCCAAGACAAGGCTGATGCCAAGTATTGCTTCGTCCTCTACTCGATGACCCGCGATGCCTACATTGCTGAGTGGAACGATGACCCAGCAACCTGGCCGAAGGAAATCCACCAGTACGAGTTCGACTGGCTAACGCCTGACGTTGTTTACGTTGCTGAATACTACAAGGTTGAGGAAGTGCGCGAGACTGTTCGCATCTTCCAGACGATTGATGGTGTTGAAGAGCGTTACACTCAGGCTGACTTTGACGCTGACGAAACGCTTGAGGAAACTCTGGCTGCTGTCGGCACCATTGAGGTTCGCCAGAAGCGCACAAAGCGCCGCAAGGTTCGCAAGTACATCATGAGTGGTGGCGGTGTCCTTGAGGATCTGGGCCACATCGCTGGCAAGAACATCCCTATCGTGCCGGTCTATGGCAAGCGGTGGTTTGTTGATAACGTCGAGCGCTGCATGGGGCATGTGCGCCTAGCCAAAGATCCGCAGCGCCTCAAGAATATGCAGCTGTCCAAGTTGGGTGAGATCAGCGCGCTTTCGTCCGTTGAGAAGCCAATCCTTGTTCCTGAGCAGGTTGCAGGCCATCAGATCATGTGGGCCGAGGACAACCTTCGGAACTATCCGTATCTGCTGGTTAACCCTGTCACTGGCCCGAATGGTGAATCGCAGATCAGTGGCCCGGTAGCTTACACCAAGTCCCCTGCCATTCCGCCTGCTATGGCTGCTCTGCTGCAGCTTACCGAGCAGGACATGGCTGAGATCCTCGGCAATAACCAGCAGGCTGACAAGATGGTCAGCAACATCTCTGGCAAGGCTGTCGAGATGATCCAGCAGCGTCTGGATATGCAGACGTTCATCTACATGAGCAACATGGCTAAGGCTATGCGCCGTTGTGGTGAGATATGGCTGTCAATGGCTAAGGATATTTACGTCGAGGAAGGCCGTAAGATGAAGGCCATCGGCGCTATGGAGGAAGTCCAGTCTGTTGAGTTGATGAGGCCTATCATTGACCAAGAGACTGGCGAACTGACTTACGAGAACGATCTCAGTAAGGCCACGTTTGACGTAGCGGTTGATGTTGGCCCATCCTTCGCCAGTAAACGTGACGCAACTGTTCGCGCCCTTACCGGCATGATGCAGGTAACGTCTGATCCGACTACGCAGCAGGTTCTGCAGGCGATGGCGATCATGAACATGGATGGCGAAGGCATCGATGAGGTGCGCGAGTTCTTCCGCAAGCAGATGGTGCAGATGGGCGTAATCCAGCCCACTGAGGAAGAACAGATGGCTATGATGGAGGCCATGATGGCTCAGGGCCAGCAGCAAGATCCGCAGTCCATGTACCTGATGGCAGCAGCGCAGGAAGCTCAAGCCAAAGCTATGCAGGCGCAGGCTAACACCGAATACAGCCTGGCACGCGCCGAAGAGACAAAAGCCAAGACGATGGAGACGCTCTCCAACATCGACATCGATCAGCGCAAGGCTGCTATCGAGACGGCTGAAAAGATTGGGGCTGCTCTCCAGCCTCCGATGAATGCGGTTCCACCCACCGCGCAATTTGGGTGAGTTTACGGGGTAATGTATGCAAATGGCAGATACGGAGTTTGATACCGAGATCGAAACTCTCGAAGTCGAAACGGAAGAAGTTGCAGAAGCTACGGATGAGACCAATGCCATCCAGGCTGATGAGCTGACCGAAGAAGGCGATGAGGAAGCAGACGAGGTAATCATCTCCATTGGTGAGGAAACGCCGCCTCAAGAGGAAGAAGTCCGCGCGCCTGAGTGGGTGCGCGAGTTGCGTAAAGCCAACCGGGAAAAAGAACGTAAGATCCGCGAACTCGAAGCCAAGCTAAACGCCACTGCAACTGAGACCAAGCCGGTTGCACTGGGACCGAAGCCCACGCTCGAAAGCTGTGATTACGATTCTGATGAGTACGAGAATAAGCTTGCTGATTGGTATGAGCGGAAACGTGAAGCCGATGCAGCCGAAGCCGAAGCTGAAGCCCAGCGAGATGCTGAAGCTAAAGCGTGGCAGGATAAGCTGGCATCCTATGAGAAGGCGAAAGCCTCACTCAAGGTGCGTGACTACGAGGACGCAGAAGCTTTTGCTCTGGATACCTTCAACGTGACGCAGCAGGGGATTGTCCTTCAAGGCTCAGATAACCCCGCGTTGATTATTTACGCGCTCGGCAAGAACACAAAGCGTGCCAAGGAACTTGCCTCGATCACTGACCCCGTGAAGTTTGCCTTTGCGGTAGCGAAACTGGAGACGCAGTTGAAAGTATCAAACCGTAAGGCAGCAGCCTCACCGGAGCGCACGATTGCCAGTGGCGGCACTCGTTTGTCTGGTGCGGTAGACTCAACCCTTGAACGGCTGCGTGCCGAAGCTGAAAAGTCTGGAGACTATACAAAAGTTCTCCAGTATAAGCGGCAGAAGCGCAACGCCTGAACCAACTTTGAAGGATAGTTAAAATGTCTAATGCTTTTTCGAAGGAAGAACGCGTAGCGTTTGAAAACCTGCTCGAAGGCTTCCAGGATGCTCTGGTTCTTTCGCGCAACGTGTCGGTCTACAATACCGATCAGACCATGATGGAACGCGCTCGTGACACCATTTGGCGTCCGATGCCGTACATTGCCCAGTCGATCTCGACCACTCCGGGTACTGCCATCCCGGCTTATCAGAACATGACGCAGCTGTCGGTCCCTGCGACCCTCGGTTACTCGCAGACTGTTCCTTGGACCATGACCACCCTTGAACTGCGTGACGCACTTCAGGAAGGTCGCCTTGGTGAATCGGCCAAGCAGAAGCTGGCTTCGGACATCAACGTGGCCATCATGAACACGGCTGCTGCTCAGGGTACGCTGGTTGTCCCGACCTCGGCATCGAACGGTTCGTATGATGATATCGCTCTGTGCGATAGCATCATGAACGAGCAGGGCGTGCCGAACTATGATCGCTTCCTCGGTCTTTCGAGCCGCGATTATAACGGTCTGGCTGGCAACATCGCTGGTGCGGCTGCTGCTGCTACTCGCTCGTTCGGTGGCGATAAGTCCAACCGTGCGTTCGAGCGTAGCTATGTTGGTCCGGTTGCTGGTTTCGAAACCTACAAGTTCGACTATGCCAACCGCATCGCAGCTTCGACTGCCGCTGGTATCACCATTGACACGACTGATGCCAACATTGTCGAGTATGTGCCGCAGGCAACCTCGACCACTGTTGGTGGTCAGATCAACGTAGACAACCGTTATCAGCAGGTAACGCTGTCCAGCGTTGTTGGTGTGAATGTTGGCGATGCCTTCACGATCGACGGTATCGAAGCCGTCCATCACATCACCAAGGGTAGCACTGGTGAACCGAAGACCTACCGCGTTATCGCGCTGGTTGGTGGCGGTGGTAACGATGTTATCATCTCGCCCCCGATCATCTCGGCTTCGGGCCTGGCTCCGACCGATGCGGAACTGCAGTATAAGAACTGCGAACTGGTCTCGGCTAATGCTGCTGCTCCGGTGACGTTCCTGAATACCGCTGCTGCGAACATCAACGTGTTCTGGCAGAAGGACGCTCTGGAAATCCTGCCGGGTCGTTACGCTGTTCCTTCGGACGCTGGTGCTGCTATCATGCGCGCTTCGACCGATCAGGGCATCGAACTGGTCATGCAGAAGTTCTACGACATTGATTCGATGACGATCAAGTATCGCCTTGATACGCTCTTCGGTGTTGTGAACAAGCAGCCGGAAATGTCGGGCATCCTGCTCTTTGGGCAGTGATGAACGGGGGGAGGGGAGGGCTTCGGCTCTCCCCTTTACCTCTTAGGAGTAAGTGATGGCAAAGAAACCAACCAAAGCTGCCGCCAAGATCGCTAAGGTGATGGGCGAATATAAGGCTGGAAAGCTGCACGCTGGGGTTAATCCAAAGGGACCGAAAAAGGCTCCTATGGCTAAATCTCGCAAGCAGGCCATTGCCATCGCTCTCAGCGAAGCCGGTGTGGCTCGCAAAGGAAAGAAGAAGTGATGCACTTCCCTGCACCTCTTTATCGCGTCCCTGGCCCCTATCGTAAGGGCCGTGGCCTTAAAACTTACTGCGTTGCTGGCGCTAAGGATCAGGCGCAGTATGACGCGATGATCGCTAACGGCTGGTTCCCGTCTTACGAGGAAGCCGTTGCTGGCAAGATTGCCGCCAGCATTATCGAGGCTGCTGAAGCTTTCGAAGATGCTGTGGATGATGTTTCTGGGCCGACCCGCGAGGAACTTGAGCAGAAGGCCGAGGAACTTGGAGTCAGCTTTAACAAGCGCACCAGCGACAAGAAGCTGGCCGAGCGCATCGCTGCCGCTCTGGAGGGCTAATCGTGGGATATACCAAGCGCCAGTTCGTTACCGGAGCCTTTGAGGAAATCGGGCTTGCGGATTATGTGTTCGATCTCTCGCCTGAACAGCTTGAGAGCGCATTACGGCGCTTGGATGCCATGATGATGGAGTGGAATGCTCAGGGCATTCGCTTGGGCTATCCGATTGCCAGCAGTCCGCAGGATAGCGATCTAGATACTGAGACTGGAACGCCTGACAGCGCATGGGAAGCGGTAATCACCAATCTCGCTATTCGCATTGCTCCAGGATACGGCAAGACCGTCTCGCCTGACACCAAGATGCTGGCAAAGAATGCGTACAACATCCTGCTGCAGCGCGCCACCTTCCCGCTTGAGCAGCAGCTTCCTGGAACCATGCCATCTGGTGCCGGTAACAAGCCGTGGTGGTATGATAATCCGTTCCTACAGCAGCCGGTTGATCCGGTGGATTCCGGCCCTGAAGGCCCGATAGAGTGGAGTTAAGTTAATGCCGACGATCAACCAGCTTCCGCTAATCACGCAGCTTTCGGGCGGTGATAATATCGTTCTCTGGGTTCCTAACCAGGGTGATAGCCGCCGTTCCTCGATCACCACGCTGATCCAGTATATCCAGAATAACTTTGGCGATGTTGTCTGCACCTCGGTTCGCACGCAGCCGACCACCTTCGCCCAGCTTCCTAATGCTGTTGGCAATACCGGAGCGCGTGCATTCATTACTGATTGCAACACCTCTACGTTTGCTGCTGCTGCCGCTGGTGGTGGTGCTAACTTCGTGCCGGTCTATAGCGATGGCACTGATTGGCGAGTCGGCTAATGAAAAAGGACTCTCGGCTTACCCGAGCTGGTGTTGCTGGCTATAACAAGCCAAAGCGCACGCCTGGGCATCCGAAGAAGTCTCATATTGTCGTGGCTAAGGTTGGCGACAAAGTGAAAACAATCCGCTTTGGTGAGCAGGGTGCAAAGACCGCTGGCAAGCCAAAAGCTGGAGAGTCCGAAGCGATGAAAAAGAAGCGTGCATCATTTAAAGCTAGGCACGCGAAGAACATTGCTAAAGGCAAAATGAGTGCGGCCTATTGGGCTGACCGTGAAAAGTGGTAAGATAGGCTAAAGGAGTTTTTGAGATGGCCAACATTGAACCTTTTGATCCCGCGTATGGCCGAGGCTTTACGGTTTCCCCCGGTGTTGCTTCTGCATCGACAACGATCCCGGTTGGCACCATGTCGCTGTGCTTGACCAGCCGCAACTCTGTTGAATGCTATGTTCGCATTGGCTCTGGCTCTGTGACTGCAACGACTGCTGACTATCTGGTTCCGCCTAATGGTCAGGTGACGATTGCCAAGTTCCGAGACCATGACACCATTGCTTATATCGCGCCTGCTGGTGGCGGATCTCTGCATATCATTCCGGGTGAGGGCTTCTAATGGCATTCCTGCTCACGCGCCTTCGCACCCGCCTGCGTTTCTTTAACGTAGATGGCGGTCCTGTTCCCGGCGCGCTGCTTCAGGAAAATGGAGACTTTCTCCTGCTTGAAGATGGTGGCTACATCCTTCTGTAACGGATAAATCATGGTTCAGATCCCGATCCTAAACGGCATCTATACAGACAATGGGCCGGACTTTCGCACGTCCTACCCTGTCAACATGGTGCCTGTCCCTAAAGGAAATGGGATCAGCGAAGGCTTTCTGCGTCCTGCTGATGGCATTGTTGCAAACGGATCTGGCCCTGGTGTTGATCGCGGTGGCATAAACTGGAACGGCGTATGTTATCGCGTGATGGGATCAAAGCTCGTCACCGTTGCGCAAAATGGCGCTGTCACGGTTCTTGGGGACGTTGGTAACAATGGCCTGCAGGTATCGATGGATTATAGCTTTGACCTGCTGGCAATCGCGTCAAACGGCAATCTGTTCTATTGGAATCCAGCAACCTCAACCTTGACGCAGAACACCGATCCAGATCTGGGCGTTGTCCTCGATGTGGTCTGGGTCGATGGCTACTTCATGACCACTGACGGCGAATTTCTTGTCGTTACTGATCTGAACAATCCACTCTCTGTTAATCCGCTCAAGTATGGATCGTCAGAAGTTGACCCAGATCCAGTGGTGGCTTTGGTTAAGCTTCGCAATGAGATCTATGCGATCAACCGCAACACGATTGAAGTGTTCGATAACGTAGGCGGCGATCTATTCCCGTTCCAGCGCATTGATGGCGCGCAGATCCAGAAGGGTGGTTTTGGTACGCAGGGATGCTGCGTCTTTGTTGAGACTGTTGCCTTCATCGGTAGTGGCCGCAATGAATCACCTGGCATCTACATGGGCGCAAATGCCACTGCGACCAAGATCAGCACGCAAGAGATTGACGAGATCCTGCTTGGCTACACTGAAGCGCAACTTGCTCTTGTTAAGCTTGAGGCTCGTAACGATAGAGCGCACCAGCATCTGTATGTGCATCTGCCTGACCGCACGCTGGTCTTTGACGCAGCAGCTACGCAGGAAATGGGCCAGCCTGTTTGGTTCACACTGACCAGCAGTCTTGTCGACTTCTCCAAGTATCGCGCACGTAACTTTGTCTGGGCTTACGATAAGTGGCTGTGTGGAGATCCTGACAGCAGCGCAGTTGGCTATCTGGACAATGAGATCTCAACGCACTGGGGGCAGAAGGTGCGCTGGGAGTTTGGCACAACGATTGTCTACAACGAGGGCCGAGGCGCGATCTTCTCTGAACTGGAGTTGGTTGGCCTGACTGGCCGCGTGGCATTTGGTGTCGATCCAACTATCAGCACCAGCTACTCTGTAGATGGCGAGAATTGGAGCCAGCAGAAGTTCATCAAGGCTGGGGCTATAGGACAGCGCCAGAAGCGTCTTGTGTGGTTCCAACAGGGCTGGATGCGTAACTGGCGTATTCAGCGTTTCCAAGGCACCTCAGACGCGCATATCGCTTGCGCTAGGCTAGAGGCTAAGATCGAGGCTCTGGCTTTCTAATGGCCCAGGCTCCCGTCTCCAGAAAGCTGGGGCTTACACGAGATCAGTTAGCTGCGTTCCTGCAAGATCACGAGCAGATCAGGCAGTTTGAAAACCTGTTCGCGCTGGTCGATGCCGAGGTTGCCCCTAATGCTGTTACGGAAGCCACGATCTTGGCTGGAAGTGCTGATGCTAGGGCGCAGCAGGCTCTAGATACCTTAGAGCGCATGACCAATGCCCTAGAGGCTCTGGCTGCTGCACCAGCGATCCAGAGCAATAATTCTGCGGTTACGGATTACATTGATCTTAACCGCCTAGCACCATTTCTAAACGCTGATGGTCGCCTTGGCTGGAACGCGCTCGATAACACGATGAACATCGGCCATGCTGATGGCGTTGTGCAGCAAGTCGGCCAAGAAGTTTATATGCGGGTAGTCAATAAGACTGGCTCTCCAATCCCCAATGGAACGGCTGTCGGTTTTGCTGGCGTAAATGGATTGGTGCGAATTGAGATCGCTCCATACTTGGCTGATGGTAGCGCACCTAATCTTTACTTTATTGGTGTTTCTACGCAGGACTTGGATGATGATGAAGTCGGCTTTGTCACGATCTATGGCCGCGTTAGCGACATTGATACAACCGGAACGCCTGTTGGCGAAGTTTGGGCTGTAGGAGATCTGCTCTGGGCGCATCCTACTATTGCCGGTGCGCTGACCAAGGTAAAGCCTACTGCTCCTGACAACGTAGTGTCTGTGGCTGCTGTCCTAGCTGTCGATGCCACTGCTGGGCAAATCATGGTTCGCCCAACAATTGAGTTGAATAAGAACTATGGGGTATTCTCTGACAGTTCACCAACTCAAACGCTTGGAGCCATTTACACTCCGCAAGCCATTACGTTTGACACCACTGACATCGCAAGCGGCGTATCGCGTGGCACTCCGACATCCCAGATTGTTGTTGCCGAAAGCGGTCTCTATCAGTTTTCGTTTTCTGCTCAGTTTGAAAGCGGAAGTGCGTCAACCAAGAGGATTTGGATATGGCCGCGCATTAACGGCAATGATGTAGCTAATAGCAATTCCGAAGTAACGATTAGTGGCGCTGGCACGACATTGGTTGCCTCATGGTCTTGGACGCTATCAATGACAGCAGGCCAATACTTTGATATGGTGTTTGCGGCTGATGATGTAGGGGTTACGCTTGTATCCAAAGCCGCTCAAGTTGGCGCTAACGGTACAGCCGCATTTGCGCGTCCGGCAGTGCCTTGCATTATCTTGGAAGTGGCAGAGGTTCAGCAATAGGAAATCGACATGGCAGTCACGGTTAAAACTCTGATCCCGTCCAAGGAAGCTGAGGACACTCAGACCACGCAATATACTGCGGTGAATTGCCGTGCGATCATTGATAAGTTCACTGCGACCAACACCAGCGCAGCAAATGAGACTATCAGCGTTAACTTGGTAGCCAATGGCGATGTTGCTGGGAGCGCCAATCTGATTGTTGATACGCGATCAATCGCGCCAAATGAGACCTATACCTTCCCTGAGTTGGTTGGTCAGGTTCTTGATGCTGGAAGCTTCATTTCTTCCATTGCTAGTTCACCAAACACCTTGACCATTCGTGCCTCAGGCCGGGAGATCGTATGATGAAAAAGCCTATGTTCATGGTTGAAGGATTCGCTGGTCTGGAAATCAGCAAGCCTTTCCTGACCGCTGCCGAAAACAAGAAGAACACGCAGATCGCAATTGACGATTGGATGCTCGGCCCTGAGAATCCAACCAATGAGCGTGGTGCCAATGCACCTTACTGGCGCGCCCTTGGTAAAGCCATGCGAGTAGATGAAACGGAAGCTCGTCGCCGCCGTTGTTCGAATTGTAATTACTATAAGAATGACACGCTAACTCAGGCAAAGATGGAGCGTATCCCATGGAACGAGTGGGATGTGAATGCAGGGTTTCGCGGCCTTTGCGAGAAGCTTAATTTTATCTGTCACGACCTCCGTTCTTGCCAAGTTTGGGAGGAAAGGGAATTTGAATCTGAAGATTAACTGTGATAGGGTAAAGCTACCGAGCGTCATTGAGCAGCCGGTGGCTCACCTTAAAGGGGTTTGAATGACGCAGGATGGCTCACCAAAATACTGGCTCAGGCGGAACTTCACCGAGACGCTCAGTCTTTCGGAAGAAGCCTCTGATTGGCTGATTGCGCTTTGGGAAGTCATTCAGCTTTTTGATGATGTGGCAGACAAAGATCCAATTGACCGTGATGAATTAGATATGGTCATCTGGAATGCACTGGTCGGAATGCCTGCTAATTTATTTTACCAGCGCAACATTCATATTTTAACGCCTTTACTCAGCATTATGGTTTTGAAGTGGAAGGCATCTGACACTGTAGAGCGTAATGGAGAAGCTTGCGCCACCAGCTTTGTTTGGCGCGCTGGATATTATGATCTGGTCTTGGCTACCGTTCAGCTTGAACATGGCGCACAGGCCGCAATGGATATAGGCCATGCTGTGCTGAAGCTTTATGGCGAAAGCCTGGAGGATTACATGAAGGAAATGCAAGATGCCTGATCCTATCAGTGCAGTCATTGGTGGTGTAGCAACGCTGGGATCATCCGTTATTGGTTCTAGTGCGGCTAAATCCGCTGGTGCGGCTCAAGAACGTGCTGCCATGCTTGGAGTTGAAGAGCAGCGCGCAGCACGCGAGGAAACTCGCCGCCTTTTGCAGCCTTATGTATCTGCTGGGGATCCAGCCCTACAGGCTCTGATGGGTGCCTTAGGATTGCGTGGCCCAGAGGAGCAAGCTGCATTTGTTTCTCAGCAGGAACAGAGCCCAATTTTTCAGGCATTGGCTCGGCAGGGTGAAGAAGCCATGTTGCAGCAGGCATCTGCGACTGGTGGATTGCGCGGCGGAAACCTTCAAGGTGCGCTGGCCCAGTTCCGTCCTGCACTGCTCAATCAGTTCCTTGAACAGCAGTATAGCCGCCTTGGTGGATTGACTACGCTCGGTCAGCAATCTGCTGCTGGGGTTGGTTCCGCTGGTATGCAATCTGCTACCAATATCGGAAACTTGCTTGGTCAAGCTGGTCAGGCTCAGGCTGGTGCGGCTCTTGGATCTGCCCAAGCATGGGGACAGGGCCTTAGTGGATTGGCTCAGATCGGTGGCATACTTGCGGGAAGATCAGGCGGCGGAAACCTTGGCCGATTAGTTCCTGATGTGACATCAACCATCTCTGCAAATCCGAGTATTTTCTAATGGCTGGACCATATGATTATTCGATAAATGTCCCAAACCCAGTTGCTGGGTTTTTGCAGGGTGTTCAGGTCGGGCAGGCGGTTCGCCAGCAAGAAGCTGAAAGGCTGCAAGCGGAGCAGAAAAAGCAGTTAGAAGCTGCATTCCTTCAGGATATTCGCGGCGCAATTCAGAACCCTACGCCAGAGCGTTGGCAGGAACTTTATGCCAAGCATCCTATGATGTACGAGCAGATTTCAGCCATTCGCAAAGGCACCGCCCCAGCAACTGCCAATCTGTTTACCAATACCGCATTGAAGGTTCTGCAGTTTGATGCGCTTGGCGATGTTGAAGGTGCTGCAAAGCAGGCTGAGGACGCTGCTGCTGCGGCCACTGCAAGCGGTATGACTGAGGAAGCTCAGAAGCTTACAGACATGGCTACCACCTATCGTCGTATGCAGGCTGATCCTACGCAGCGCCGTGGTGCTGTTGCTGGCCTTTTGGCGGTTTATGCCACGCCAGAGCAGTACGACCGAATCAGTAAGGTTTACGGTTTTGATATGCCAGCGCCTCTGGCTGAATATCAGGCGCGTCTCCGCAAGGATGGTAAAGAAGCTGCTGACACATGGTGGAAGCTAGAGAGTGGCAAGTTCCTCACAACTGATGATGCGTTTATCAATGTTGAGGAATATCTTAAGCGCGGCGGCCCAATTACTGGAGCACCAGCGCCCAAAGGTGTTACCTTCACCCCTGTAAAAGCACCGGAAGGAGGTCAGACGGCAAAACCGTCTGGTAACTTTCAAGGGAAGTGACATTGATCCGATTGGTGATCTTGGAAAGCTTGGATTCACTCCGACCAGTGGGTTCAGGACGCAGAGACATCAAGAGGCATTGCGAGAGCAGGGATTAACGCAAACCAAGACTGGGGCACATCCTAAGGGTGATGCTTTAGATTTTATGCCTCCTAGAGGTATGAACATTAATCAAGCGATGCAGATTATACGGCAACGCTATCCTGGTGCTAGAGTTGCTCCTAGCAACAAAGGTGCAATTCATGTAACCTTGCCTGGATGGGGCAAGGCCCCTGATGTTAGCGGTTCTCGCCGCAGATATGGTGATTGAATATGGCTGAACAGTATCAGGAAGGCGAAGTTCTCAAGGGCAGCGATGGCAAGACGTACATCGTTGTCGGCGGCGTTCCTCGTGAGCAGGTGTCTGCTCCAGCCATAGAAGGCGGTGTTTATCGTTTGCCAACTTCTCCGCAGAAGGCTGCTAAAGAAGAGCGTGAAGCGGCTGGAGAAGAACGCGCACAGCGCGGTGAACAGCGTGCCATTGAAAGCACCGCGTTTGACCAGATTGGAAAGATCCGCACTGAATTTCTTGGTATCCCAGAGGTTAAAGAATTTCGCGGCGTTCTGAACTCAACGCGCCAGATCATTGGTCTTGCTCAACGTGAAGGTTCTCCTATGGGGGATCTTGGCTTGATCTTTTCCTATATGAAAACGCTTGATCCTGGCTCTGTGGTTAGGGAAGGTGAACAGGCAAATGCGCAGAATGCCGCTGGCGTTCCAGAGCGTATCCGCAACTATTATAACCAACTTATTGCTGGTGAGCGTCTATCGCCTGAGCAGCGCGCTGACATGGCTAATACTGCCATCAACATCTACAACACGCGCAAAGTAGGTTATGAAGATCTTGCCAATACCTATCGTGGATTGATGGGCAATCTTGGCGCTAACCCTGATGAGCAGGGTATCACGCTTGCTCCTGCTCTTGAGTTTGGCGCAAAGCCAGGTGAGCAACCTCCTGCTCCCGGCGCTCCATCCCAGTTTGGTGCGCCGCGCATTGAAGTGGCAAAGGGTGAGGCGTTCTCAACTGAGCAAGACTTCAAGCGCCGCCAAGATAGCGCAGAAGCGTGGGCTGCAACGCAGGGTCTGCCGTTTGATCAGGCACTGGCTCAGTTCAATGCTACCATGCAGGCTAAGGGATATGGACCTGCTGGCAAAGAGACGATTGACGTTCTCCAGTGGTGGGAACAGAACAAGCCTGGAGATCGTGGCGCTGTTGTTTGGGAACTTCCGGCCACTGGTAAGCGTGAAGGCGGTGCGCCTGGTCAGGTGGCGGCTGCTGGATCTGCTCTTCTCACTGGATACACTGGCGGTCTTGCAGAAGAGGTTGTTCAGCAGTTTAGCCCTGAGGCGGCTGCGAAGCTTGAAGCTGCCAAGCAGTATGGCCGCGAGGAATATCCTGGGACCACGTTAACTGGCGAAGTTATTGGCGGTCTACTTTCACCATTGACTAGGATTGGCCCAAGCGGAACTGTTGCTGGTGAGGCAGTACGCGCCGGAACCTATGGCGGTATCTCTGGTTTTGGTGAGGCCGCGCCTGATGCTGGTATTTCTGAACGTATTCTTCCTGCAATTGCCGGTGCAACAATCGGGGGAACAACTGGTGCTGCAGCGCAGCGTTATGTCACTCCTGCTGTCACTGAATTTACAGAACGCTTTGTCGCACCAGTAGTTCAGCGCGGTATGACTCCAGCTACGCAGCAGGCTATTCCAGCCGCTGAACAGGCTGGCATTCCGCTGCTCACCTCTGACATCATGAAGCCTCGCACATGGTTTGGGCGGTGGACGCAGGAAACGCTTGAGAAGGTTCCAGTGCTTGGGACTGGTGGCGCTCGTTCTACCCAGCGTGAAGCGCGTGAAGCTGCTATCACCAAGCTATATGATGATTTCCAAGCTGGCGCTCCTGAGATTGATGACATCACCAAGGACTTCCTAAAGGTGCGTGGCGAGCAGATTGGTAATCTAACGCGCCAAAAGACTGAGGTTCTGAATAAGGTCTCTGGTACACCTGTCGATGTTACCGATACGCTTGCTGTAATTGACTCTGGTATTGCTAAGTATGGCAGTCTTGAAAGCTATCAGCCATTGATCGCCAAGTTGCAGTCGTTCCGTAACGACCTGCTATCTGGTGACATGACCAAGATCGAACTGACGCGCAAAGCTATTGGCGATGCGCTCGGTGATGATACGCTTAAGCCGGTTTCAACTGAACTGAAAAAGATCGTTGGCGACATCTATCCTGCTCTGCGTCAGGATATGGGCCGTCACATCCAGAAGTTTGGTGAGGCTGGTGACTTTGCAAAGTGGCGCTCTGCCAATGAGCAGTTGTCAGACTTCGCAACGGATCTTGAAACTTCGACCATTCGCCGCGTTCTCACTAAGGGTGAGGCAACGCCAGAAGAGGCTCGTGCGCTTCTGTTCAGCCGTAATCGCAGCGATGTGCAGAAGCTGTTCAACAGCCTTAGTGAAGATGGAAAGCGCAATGCTCGTGGCCTGATCATTCAGGATATGGTTGAGAAAGCTGGCGGTATTGAAAACCTCAGCCCAGCACGATTTACCCGCGAATTGAAGAATGCTGGAAAGAAGATTGGTGTTGCCTTTGATGCTGCAGATGCTGATCGCTTGACTGGTCTGCTTCGCGCCCTCCAATTCACGCGCCGTGCAGATCAGGCTGGTGTCACTACTCCTACTGGTCAGGCATTGATTCCGCTTCTTGCTGGTGGCCTTGGTGGTGCCAGCGCATATTTTGTACCTGGGGCAACTGGTGCTGCTGGCGCTCTTCTTACGACTGCCATCGCTGGCGCTCGTATGTATGAGAGCAAGGCAGTAAAGAACATCTTGGTTGCATTGTCTCGCACCGCTCCGGGCAGCAAGGCAGAACAGAACGTCCTTTCCAGCCTTGCGCGAGTCCTATCTCAGCAGGCAGGTCAGGAAGGTGGTGAGGCTGGTCGCGCTGTTAGTGAGGAGATGGCTCCTCCCAAGGTTCCAACGCAATGACCTTTCCAAGCTCAGTAATTTCTGGCATAACGCCATCCAAGGAGTTTGATTGATGGCCCTTACTCAGGTCACTGGACCTTATCCGATCTTCACGGATCTAGACGGGTCGCCGCTTGATGACGGCTACCTGTATATTGGTGCTGTCAACCAAGACCCTGAGACGAATCCGATCCAGGCTTACTGGGATAGCAACCTGACGATCCCGGCCACTCAGCCGATCCGCACGAACAATGGCTATGCGTGGCGCAATGGTACGCCTGGGCTGATCTATACCGCTGGTCAGTTCTCGATCACGATCCGCAACAAGAAGAACGAGTTCGTCCTTTATAGCCCTGTTGGCTACGGATTCGATCCCGGTGCTGTCTCTGCGTCTGTGGTAAAGAACGACTTCACTGGCGACGGCGTTGAAACAGATTTCACGCTGTCCTCGGCACCCAGCACTAAGCTGGCAACCAACGCATTTATCAATGGCGTGTATCAGGAAAAAGATAGCTACACGCTTGCCGGTAACGTAATTACCTTCTCGGTCGCTCCCCCGCTGAATAGCAGCATTGAGATCATGACCAATGAGACGGGTGTTATCAATTCAACGAATGCCAGTCTGGTTAGCTATACTTTAACTGAACCTGGTGCTGTTCAACAGACTGTTCAGTCGCGTCTTGAGCAGTATATTTCCGTCAAAGATTTCGGCGCTGTTGGCGACGGCGTAGCGGACGACACTGCGGCAATTCAGGCCGCTGTGAACA